GTGGTCAAAGGATTGTTTCATGGCTAGAAACTCCTTCTCCATCCGCTCGACAACCATGCTCATGCCTATGTTTGTGTCTACCATATCCTTCTCTAGCTTACATACTTTACCTACTAACTTCATATCTCTCTCTGGATTCATTGCTTAGTCCTCCTTAAATAATTGGAATTGTCCCTCCATTAAGTCCTTTTCCTTCTCACTGAGGGGTTCTTCTGAACTGTATCTTAGGTTGATGAACTGCTCTATATTATCTATGCGTTCACCCAAGCTTCTATACATCTTAACGCTACACCTGCTGGATGATTGCAGATTCTTCTCTAACACCTGAATCCTGCAGAGTAGCTCGGTTATGTGCTGATCTTGGCTCATTTGAATGCTCCTATAACGATCAGGATTGTGCAGACAACTAGCATTAGAGTGAAACAGGCTGCTGCTACCATGCCTTGCGTCTCCTTCTCTATTCTAGCCTCATTGCTCTGCTTGATTTCTTCTTTAATCTTCTCAAGTTTCTCTATACTCACGGGATTATCCTCCTTCATTAGGTTTGCAATAAAAAGAGAGAGCCGAGGATGTTACTCCCCGACCCTCTCTTGGTTTTCTATTTAGACAAGCCTTACGGGGTCATGGCGGTGTTCTGGCTACACCTCGTCAGGTAATCTGCCTTGGGTTCCTTCCGCTCGCCCACTCCCTGCCATCATTCTGGACGGCTTGGGGAGCCTAGGTAAGGCTTGAATGAATTAGTTCTGCTGATTGATTTGAATCAGTCCTTCAGCAGCGAGACGCTCCAGTTCAGCCGATGAGTATTCAGTTCCCTGAATGTCGAACGACTTGGCTGGTGTTGCTCCCTTGCGTGGCTTGACTAACGTCTGAACCATCGAGCCTTTCGTTACCTTCGTGGTGACTGTACGGCCACCCTCGGCAATGAAGTCCTCTCTCAGTTCGCCGTGTTGTCCTTCTAGCTCAGGCATTAACTCGATGCAGCGATGTGCTAGATTGAAGAATGCTTCACGTTCCTTGGATGAGAACAGCGTTTTGCCAGCCTTATTCCAGACCTGCTTTGGCTGTCCTGTCTTGGGGTCAATGACTACATTCTTGTTCTTGTCCAGCAAGTCAACCAGTTCAGCTACGTTTCCGTCTGCGTCTGGAGTGATCTTGCGGTGTTCCAAGTCCATCATCTTAGCAGCATTGCGGTAGTTGTTAGGGATTAACTTAACCTCTTTAACCGCTTCAGCTTGGCTCTCTGGAGTTGGATCATCCATCCATTCTGCACCCTTGGACGCAAGAATATCTAGCTTCATCTTGTGGTCAGGATTGTGCCACTTGTAAGTGACCTCGCGCATGACTACATTGTTTATCTTCGCACCATTCAGAGCCTTAGTTAAGGTGTCCTTTTCTAGACCACGAAGTGATGCAGTGTGTAAACCTAAGCCATCGCCGCTCGCCTCACCATTGCTATTACGCTTGGGTTCGAAGAACAACTCTGCCTTACGGACTGATTTCTTAGTTACTTTTTCCATAGTATCTACTCTCTTATTAGTTTGTTATGGTGATTAAGGCTCACCGTTGCCTTGAAGAAAGGTGTTCAACCTCTCATCTGGATCACTGACCGGATTGGTTTTTTACTTACTTACTGCTTGGGGTTGGTTCATACTCTAATATCTCACCGTTTTCCTTGCGCTTTCCTTGCGGATACTCAGGCCAAGGTGAGTATTCATTGCTTTGATGCCAGCGATTGATCGCCTCCTGTCTGAGGATTCGCTCCTGCTCCAGCTTTTCAGCTATTGCTTTCTTGATCGCAGCCTTCTCAGCTTTTTCTTTTGCTCTCTCTGCTTTCTTCACCGCCGCCTCACTTGGAGCCTTCGGCTTGATTGCTTGCTCTGGTGTTTCTATTCCGTTCAGGTTGATTTGTTCTGTTGTCATTGGTTTTCCTTTTTCTTGATTAGATTAAGGCCAGTGACCCAGATGAGAGGCGAGTGGCGTTTCCTAGCTGCGATCAGGTTATTGATTCCCTGACCCGCTCCACGCCGCGCACGCCTGATATGACGCGCCCACCGAAGTGGCTCTCTGTTTCAACTAATAATTTTTTCGTGGAAACCTACACGCTGCCTCGCTTCAGGATGGACTTGAGTGTCCCGCAATGCGAGGAGATGACCCGCCACGCTTGTCGACGCGACTGCATCCGAGGTTTGGAGTTGACTCCCTGTCCCTCTACACATATACATACGCCACCAACTGAAATAAATCCCCAGATGCCTAAAATCGCCGAACCAACCAAACTCCCGCCCGTTCCCGAGGAAAAGATCGACCAGCTTTGCGACGTGATCCGCGAGGGACTCTCCGTTCAATCCGCCGCGAAATTCGTGGAGTTATCCGTGCCGCAGGTGGAGAAATGGGTGCGTATGTACCCCGCTCTGAAATTGCGGATAGACAAGGCCACGGCTGACCATGAGCATCACCTTGTCGCCCTCGCCACCGCCGCATCCCAACGTGACGGGAAATTGGCCATTGCGATTCTCGAACGCCGCCACGGCCAGTGGAATAAAACGGATCGACAGGAAATTAAATCGGAGACGCAGGGCACGGTCTCGCCGGAATTGTTAAAAGCACTGCAATCCGCGCCCGAACGCGTGACACCACGGGGGGACACCACCCCCACCGGCACGGTATAGTTACTATCTACCCACCTCAAATTATCGGAGCACCAAAAAAGTGGCCCTAAAGTTAAAGAAACCCCTGAGAAGTACCAAAGTTTCCCGTAAAATCACCAATGCTGTACAGTCTAAGGTAGCCAAAAAGGGCGAAAAGAAGCTCACAAAGCGTACAATCGTGGAGAGAGCAGCCCAACTGGAGAACTTTCCAGAGCTATTCCTAGGGCTAAAGGCGTATGAGTGGCAGAAACGCGTTCTAAGCGATCTTAATTTCAAGGAGGCCCGTGTAGCCATGAAGGCCGCAAACGGCTCAGGAAAGACCTCTCTCGTCGCAGCAAGCGCGGTTCTGTGGCACATGATAAGATTCCCGCAGAGTTTGACCATTACAACGGCTGGTGTATGGCGTCAGGTGGAGGATCAGCTATGGCCGAACCTGCGTAAGTACATTGCGAACCTAGGGGATGGCTGGAGAGTGACCAGTAACGAGCTAGAGTTCAGTAATGGCAGCAGGGCGATTGGGTTTAGTACGAATGATGCGGGTAAGTTTGAGGGCTGGCACAGGCAGGGGCCGACAGATAACCTGCTGATGATAGTCGATGAGGCTAAGACTGTGCCTGACTCCATATATGAAGCTATCGCTCGTTGCCAACCAAGCAGACTGTTAGTGATGTCAAGTCCCGGCGGCCCGTCAGGTGCGTTCTACAAAGCGTTCACGAAAGAGGCTAGTTTCTGGAAAACTCATAGTGTTACTGCATTTGACTGTCCACATATACCGCAGTCGTGGATTGATGAGCAGACAGAGAAGTGGGGTATAGAGCATCCGTTGATTCGGTCTATGATATACGGGGAGTTCATGGACTTGGGCTCAGAGAATCTGGTTATACCGTATAACACCCTACAGTTCTGCTATCAGAATCCCCCGCAGAAAAGGACAGGCCAGCGTATAGCCTTCTGTGACTTCGCGGCTGGGGGTGACGAGAATGTGCTATGTATTCGTGAGGGTAATGAGATTCTACCGCTGAAATGCTGGAAGGAGCGTAACACTATGGACTCTGTGGGTAGGTTTATTATGGAGTTCAAGAAGTCTGACCTAGACCCAAGCTGTATATACGCTGACGCTGGAGGTCTGGGCATACCTATGTGTGACGCTCTGGCTGAAGCTGGGTGGGCAGTTAATAGGGTAAACAATGGTTCTAAGGCTTACGACGATAGACACTATGGGAACCGAGGGGCTGAGATGTGGTATGAGTCAGCCCGTATAATTGAGAAGGCAGAGGCTATACTGCCAGAGGACGATTTACTTATTGAGCAGCTTACCACCAGATTAGGTAAGACGAACAGTAAGGGTAAGCTAATGCTGGAGAGTAAGGACGATATGAAATCCCGTGGCATCAACTCACCGGACAGAGGGGATGCGGTTGTGGGAGCCTTAACCTGCGGGGGCATCAACAACCCAACTGTACAGCACGGGCGGCAAAATGTGTTTGATCTGATCTGGCCTGACGAGGGGGATGGATACAGTGTCACTCACGGCGTAGGAGGAATGGATGCTGGATAATGGGCGTAAGGACACATCAGTTTAGTACGGGTAAGTTTGACATACACATACAGGACATAGACGGGCTGTGCTGTGATTCGGATAACCCGCCGAAGGATAAGGAGAAGTCCATAACTATAAGCCCCAAACTCAAGGGGCGGTACAGGCTGGAGGTATTGATACATGAATGCCTACACGCAGAGTACCCGTCTATAGATAAATGCTCCGAGGAGGAATGGGTTGATACTACTGCTGCTAACATTTCTAAGCTCCTCTGGAGACTAAACTATAGAGGATAATATAATCTAATTTACTCTAATCTATTCTACTATATTCTAGTGTGAGTATTTTGGAGAACCTCGGAGAAAGTGGAGAAAGGGTAAAATAGTTTTCTTGCAGACAGGGGTTTTCTCCGGAACGAAATATCCGATACATAAGAAACTTGAATCTTTCCGTTTATGCTAATAGTAATTCCTACAGTGCGGTGCGTATGGTGTGCGGAGAGATTCCGTAACGGCTCGCACCTCTCTCTGGGAGCCCTTGAAACAAAGCACCGTACTCTAACGATGGGATACATAGAAGGAATCTTAGGCATAGCTGGGGCTGGGTTATCAATCTGGCTATGGTGGCTTAATAACAGGGCAGCGACTAAAAAGGAGATAAAGGAACAGGATGCCGCTAAAGTGCACAAGCATACTGCTGATTATATTGACGACCAGTTGCAGTAGCCTCAGACCGCTACCGACTACTAGGTTGCCAGAAGGCAATGTTAAGCGTCTAACAGAGATGCCTGAGTTTAATTCTGTAAAGGAATCAGGGGATGATGTGAAGCGATGGGCCAGAGAGGCACTTCACTCAATAAACGATTTAGAGTACCAACTAAGGAAACAAGATGATTGATAGACAGGAACTAAGTGACTCCATCACCGTAGACATACAAGATCGCTCCCGCTGGGAGACACGACAAAAGCTGTGGTATGAGATGCGCCACAATGGGCTGCGCCGTAAGAACAAACCTTGGCGTAACGCCAGTGACCTACACTTCCCTTTAGCCGACTCAGTTATCGAGAGACTGAAGCCGTTCTACTATATGCAGGTTGTGGGTATGGATACGATTGCCTCGTTCGTTCCTATGCGCCAGCAGGACAACGGCATGACTGTAACAGCCGAGCGGTGGTTCGATTACCACACCAAAGAGAAAACCAATTTCCTAACTGAGTGCCTTACTTGGATTGACCACGGACTAATGAGTGGCCGTTCAGTTATCAAGGTTTACTGGGACTCAGACAAGAAGCAGGTAAGGTACGATGCGATTGACCCGATGATGGTCGTAGTACCAGACCGCACCAAGAATCTTCAAGACTCCGAGAGGGTGGTTCACATCATGCAGATGAGTGTTGAGGCTTTCGAGAACGACCCGAAATACTCAGGCGTGGATGTGGAGCTAGTACAATCCAAGAGATATAAAGCTGGCAATAGCGCGGAGAAGGAGGTCACGACCTATAGACGAGAAGGAATCAACTACTCCTCAGATATGAGCCGCATTATTCTCTGGGAGGTGTACCACAAGAGCGAGGGCAAGGTGATCGTAGAAACATTCTGCCCTGAGATTCCTGATATGGATGTACGTCCACCAATGGAACTAGACTACAATCACGGAGAGTATCCGTTTGTAGACTTCAGTTATGAGATTAAAGATAAGGGCTGGTTCTCTCCTCGCGGGGTATGCGAAATCATCGCCCCGTTTGAAGCATCTCTATGTAAGATGTGGAATGACAAGCACGATGCGATGACGCTGTACAATCGTCCCATGTTCAAGTCGGACAGGGATGTACCCAACAGCAGCAACATTCGCCTTTCCCCAGCCCAAATTCTACCAGTTGGATTAGCACCAGTGCAGATGGCCCAGCCTCCTATCAGCTTCGATCAGGAGATTGAGACTACTAGGTTCATTGCAGAGCAGCGGATCGGTATGCCTGACTTTGGTGTTAACTCGATGAGCAGTAAAGGAGATCGACGAACTGCCACAGAGATCAATGCTATCAGTGGGCTTATGGCAGAGTCCAATGACTTACGGGCTCGCGTGTTCCGTCTGTCGCTTGGCTCTCTATACCGTCAGTCTTGGTCGCTATACTTACAGTACAAGAAGGAGGACTTAGAGTTCCGATACCGTGAAGATAACGGGCAGATGGAACCTGACGCATTCTTCGGTGAGTATGTGATAGAACCTAAAGGTGGGCCTGACAGCCAGAACCGAGCACTCAAACTACAGCAAGCTATGGGTCGCAAGCAGTTATTCGCTGGCTCACCCTATATCAACCAAGCTGAGTTGGATCGCTCGATACTGGAACTGGACGATCCGTCTTTGGTTCGCAGGATGTACATTGATCCGCAGTTCAAGCAGCAAACAGAATCTCTTGAGGAAGCTAACAACATCGGAATTATGGAGGTGGGTATGCCAGTTCCGGTGCGTGGTGACGAGGACTTTGAAGTTCGGATCGCCACACTGGTAGGTTACTTAGACAATAAGATGGCTGATAATGATGCCATATCTCAAACAACCCAACAACTAGTCGTTCAAAGGATAAGCCAGCTACTTGATGCATACGAGCAGGTTGATACCAATGCAGCAAGACAGCTACGAAAACAACTCGCTGAGTCTGCTGAATCATTGGCTATGGATCGTCAGGCTCAGGTAATGGGGGCTCCTGATGCCGAACAAATCCAACAACAGTAGAGAAGATAATTACCCTGAAACCAGAAAAGCCTACGCAAAGAAAAATAAGAAAAAGATAGCTGCGTGGTATAAACAGTATTACCAAGAGAATAAAGAAGAGCATAAGGAGAGAGGTAGGGAATATTACAAGAAAAACAGAAAAAAGATAAGAGCGCAGCAGAAGGCTTACAAAAGTAAGTATAAGGAAATAATAAGCCAAAAAAGAAAAGAGGCTTTCCTTAGCAACCCTGCCCTAAGAATTATAGCAAACCTTAGAAACAGGATAAGCAGGGTAATAAAAGGTAAAAGCAAGATAGCTGAAAAGACACTAGGTTGTAGTAGGGAGCATTTCCTGAAGCACCTTGAAGTTCAATTTAAGAGAGGGATGACTTGGAAGAACTATGGCACTCACTGGCACGTTGACCACCACATTCCAGTATGCGCTCACGATCAATCTAATAAAAAAGAATTTGAAGCTTGTTGGCACTTCAGTAACTTAAAGCCAATGTGGAAACATGATAACCTAAGAAAAGGAAGTAAGATATGTTTAGAAAGATAAGGGCGATGCTGCTCTTTGCCAGAGAGGTACAATGGACATCAGAACCGGAGTGGAAAGAGGAAGATTCCGTCAAACTACTATTATTCCTAGAGAGTGATACAGGCCAGAAGTTTTCCAAAACACTTGCGAATATGGTGATAAGAAATCAGTCTTATTGCTTAGAGGATAAAAAAGACCTTGTTTTCAGCGCAGGGTTTGCTAATGGTTTTAAGGGTTGTGTGAGTGCCATAGAGTCACTTGCCAACAAGGAACTTTACGAGGACTTGGAAGGGGATGAGCCAAGCGACCTCGAAACTTAAAGACATCCCGAATACGCCGAAGCTGGTGTCGGGCCTAGGCGAAACTATAAGACACACCACAGGTAAGCAATGTGCGAGCTTATCTGAAAAAATGCACAAAGATAAAAAATGAGTGAAGAAACAGAGGGCGTAACATTGGAGCAGCTACAGCAAATGGCTGCGGAACAGGACAGGTTATCGGGTTATGATGAGGGGTCGCACCCTGCTGAAGTTCCCACTGCTGAGATCGAGCAGAGGCGGAATGTACAGAGTCAGCCCGAACCGGAGAAACCTAAAGCTGAAGCACCTGAGCCGAAGCCAGCGGAACCGGAGAAACCTGCCGAACCTGAACCGCAAAAAGAAGCTGGGCCTCCAGAAGTGCCTGACAGTTCTTTGAAAAGTGAAGCAGATAGCAAGTCTACTAAGTCTGAAAAACGGCTTAACGATTCTTGGCGCAAACTGAATGACGAAAAGTCTGAGCTTGCACGGCAAAGGCAGGAGCTTGAGGAAGTCAGGCAATCGCTTAATGACCGAAGTAAGCCAGAGGAATTTGTTGATTCGGACGGCAACTCTGCGGAGGACTATGAAGCAGCAGCCAGAAACTTTGAGCTTGAAGGTGAAATGCGTTTAGCTGAGAAAGCTAGAGAGCAAGCCGAAGAGGTCAGGGCTATGGCTCAGGAACATAAGGTTTCCAAGAATGAAGGTCAGTTCAAACAAGAATGGGCCGCTAATTTTGAGGAAGCCGCTAAATCCTACCCTGAATTAAGAGAAGGAGATTCCACATTCAGGAAGGCTGTTAACCAGATGCTCCAAGAGCGACCCGTCCTAGCAACTTATTCGGGCGGCATAATAGATGCGGCAGACATTGTTGCCAATATGCAGAAAGCAGAATCAGCTAACTCGCTTCAAGAACAGATCAACGCTCTCACTGAAGAGAATGCTGGTCTAAAATCCAAACTCTCCATTGGAGGCTCTGACCCGTCTGCACCAACTGGTGATCGTTCATTTGACGAACTAACACCGGAGGAACAGTTCGCGGAACTACAACGCCGCGCTGCGGAAGTAGATGCAGGAGGAGGCTACTAATGGATTAACTTATTGCATAAATCATGGCTCTACAAAGCACATCGAATCCGTCCACAATGGCGGATCAATATCAAACGTACTTTAGCAAGCAACTGCTAGACTACGCCGTTCAGTCTTTACGCAAGGCTGAGTTCGCTCAAACCGCAGCACTCCCCAAGAACGCGGGGGCTCAATCCATTCGGTTCTTCCGTTTTGGCGAGCCTTCTACTGCCAGTGTGCAGGACTTGACTGAGGGAGATGCGATTGCAAAGTCAGCATACCGTGAGTTATCGCTCGGCTACGTCGATGCCACCTTGAACCAAATCGGTCAGGTGATCGGCGTGACTGACGTTCTCAACGCCACCTCGCTCCTGAACATCATGCAGCAAGCTATTAAGACTAATGGCGAAGATGCTGCCCTCTACATGGATGACCTTATCCGTGACGAGTTGGTGAACAAGGGCGACAACGACGAGAGCGACAGCCGCACCAAGCGTTACTCTGGTGGTGATGCTACTCCTACTTGGGCTGAGTTAGCTGCCGACACGGTTGCCAATACTAAAATTGACGCAACTGACTTGTTGGACAGCGTGACTAACCTGAAGATCAACCGTGCCCCGCAGATTGGCGGTCAGTACGTTATGGTTGCTTCCCCTCAAGTGACCCGTGATCTGATGAACAACACTGATTGGCTGGAAGCTCACAAGTACAGCGCAGTCCAAGGTTTGTTCAAGGGTGAGGTCGGCTCCTTCCACGGAGTTAAAGTCATCGAAGATACCAACCCATTCATCGAGGATTCGAGTTCCACCAAGGGTACTTACAGTGCCTCTGGTGACATCTTCACTTCCTTCGTGATGGGTGGTCAGGCGTTTGGTGTACCTGCCTTATCCGGTGAGTCACCTAAGTCGCCTTCGATTGTCATTACTGACACTCCTGACAAGAGCGATCCACTCAACCAGACCACCACGATTGGTTGGAAAGCATACTACACCGCTAAGGTTCTTAATGAGAACTGGTTCGTGGTGTTGCGTTCTAAGAGCGCGTATGCCTAAACAATAACAATGGAGGGGGTGGGGAAGTAAAAAGCCCTGCTCCCTCCGCTTTACAGATTGGTGTAAGATGCCGATATATGTTTATGAAAATGATAGGGGCGAGAGGATAGAAGAGATACGACTCGCCAAAGACAAAGACCGATGCCCTGCTGGATACTCAAGAGTGAAGGAGCCACAGGCAATGTCTTTTACAGGAAACGCTTCCAACCCTACGAACATGAAAGATGGTGTTCTCAAGGGTTATTATGCTGAAGAATGCAAAGGCGGGAGATGGAAGTCCGACTATAGCAAGAAACAAATCAAAAAAGCGTGGAGTGACTAATGGCTAGAAAAGATATTGCCGACATAGGCGAGGTAGTAAGCAACACAACTTGGGATGATGAATTGCAGGTTAGTCTTAGCGGGTGTTCCCTGCTGGGGCTTTTCGGTTCTTGTAAGGCATCTTCCGATCAGTACGTCATGGTGTTCGATAGTGCCAGTGCTGTAAGTGACGGTACTGCCCCATCAATTCATCCGATCTATGTGAAGGGTGGAGACAACTTTTTCTTAGAGGTTCCTGTTAGGGGGCTTAGGTTTACTAACGGTGTGTATGTTGCGTTCTCCTCTTCAAACACAACCTTAACTAAATCTTCAGCAGACTGCTGGTTTACGGGGGTAATAGTATGAGCCAAAGCCAATTAGGTCAGGGTTTAGCTGGAGGTGGCGGTGGTGGAACTGGCGACATTACTTCTGTTACTGCTGGAACTAATCTAGATGGTGGTGGTTCTAGTGGTGCAGTAACTATTAACCTGCTTACCGAAACAGTTCAGGACATCGTTGGCGCAATGGTTGACGGTGGCACTGAGACTCGATGCACTGTCACCTACGATGATACGGCTGGTAAGTTAAACTTTGTTGTGGATGACATGACCACTGACGCTAACACCACTTACGGTGTGTCGGCTGTTGATGGTGATAACACTGATGAGGAAAAGATTAGACTAACTGGTAGCGACTCCTCTACGGATGACATAGTTTTAGAGGCTGGAACTGGGCTTACTATTGCTAGGGATGGAGATAAGATTACTTTTACTAGCACTGCTGATGCTGCTGGAACAGACAACTCAACCCCTGTAACCCTAGCTGGAACACCGGACTATTTAAGTCTGAGCGGTCAGGAGATTACTCTAGCTCAAATTGATTTAACTACTGACGTAACTGGCAACCTGCCTGACGGTAACATAGCCAGCGCATCAACATGGAACGGTAAGCAAGACGCACTCACCTTTGGAATCGCAAATACCAACGCGGTCAAGGTAGACTCGGAGGATGTGGCCGATGACGAGTACGCACGGTTCACGGCAAACGGATTGGAGAGTCGCAGCGGGTCTGAGGTGCTGAGTGATATTGGGGCGGCTGCATCGGCGCACAACCATAACGCGCACTATCTCCAAATCAGCAACAACTTGAGTGATGTGACGGCATCAACTGCCCGAACTAATCTTGGGCTAGGCGCAGCAGCAGAAAAAGCCTTCGACACTGCTGGAGGTGTTCAAGCCTACGATGCAGACACCACAAAGAACGATGTAAGCAACGCTTGGAGTGCGGCCCAGCAAGGGGCAACAAACACCCAGACAGTTACAGCAACATCGGTGACTCTTGATTTTGACTCATATCAAAACTTCATCCTGACGCTCGACCCATCAAGCGGCACAACGGTGCAATTAAGCAATCCTAGTGCTGATACGGGCAACACTGGGCAGACCGGAGTCATTGTTTTAATTCAACCATCTGGAGGCGGTAAAACAATATCGTTGGAAACAGGCGGTGACTATAAGCCTGTTGGTGGAAACACGCCTACCATTTCATCCACAGCAAATGCCGTTGATGTGCTGCCTTATATGATTCAGGCGGATAACACCATCCTGCTCGGTGCGCCTCAACTCGATCTAAAAGCAACTAG